AGTAAGTGGAACTGTTACTGCTATGACAAAAGTTACTGGTAAAAGATTCTATAAAATAGAAGTGCCAAGAGCAACTGCTTCTTCTTCAAATGCTTTAACTGCATCACAAGAAAATGGAACTATCTACTACACACATCAGGTTCAATTTCCAATGAACTTAAGAGATGCAACAACAAGAAATCTTGTTAATACATTAGCAAAGAATAGAGTAACAGTAGTTACTTTAGAAGGTGATGGTGTTTACAGAATGTTTGGTAAAGATTTTGGATTAATGGTTGATACTGCAGAATCAGGAAGTGGAACTGCATTAGGTGACAGAAATGGTTATATGTTGACTATGACATCAATGGAATCAAATGATTTCCTTGTAGTATCTTCAACAGTAGCAGCAGCATTAGAAACACCAGGTACATAATTAATTTTAAATAATAAATGAGAAGCACCTGCCTATTGAGTAGGTGCTTTTTTTGATTATATATGATAAATTTAACCAAAGGAAATACTGAATCAATTATTGTTACACCATTAGAAAATAGTGCAACAACTTATTCAATATTTTACTTTAAATTTACATCAAGGATCACACAAGATGAAATTGAAGTTTGGTTAACTAATATAAGTACAACTGAAAGGTATCAGCAATTTTCATTAGTAGTTAATAGTAAATTTTTAAATGAGGTTGAAGGGTTTTATACTTATGAAATTTATGGTGCAAATAATGGTTCAACATTTGTTAATACTTTATTAGAAACTGGATATATGTATTTGCATCCAACAACTAACTTTGAACCAACAACATATAATGACCAAATAAACACTTTTAAAGTTTACAATGGACAATAATTACAAGCATATAGTATTGCAGTTTGACCAAGCAGAACAACCAATTTTCAAAGAGAAAAAGAAAGATGGTTATGTTGAGTTTGGAAAGGATAATAATTATCCAACTTACTTATTGTCATTGTATAATGAATCACCTAAGCATGGTGCAATAATAAAGTCAAAGTGTAATTATATTTATGGTAAAGGTTTTGAAGTACCAGGCAATGCAAATAGTAAAGGTGAAACATGGAATCAGATTGTAAAAAGATGCATTAAAGATGATGAACTTTACAGAGGTTATTATTTACAAGTTATTTGGAATAGAGCAAAGCAAGTTAGTGAGGTTTATCATATAGAGTTTGCAAAGGTTAGGGTGAGCAAGGATATGCAAGAATTTTATGTTAAAAATGATTGGACAGATTTTAGAGAGAAAGCAAGATGTTATCAAGCATTCAATTTAAATAATCCAGTAGGTAGTCAAATATTCTATTACAAAGAATACAATCCATCTTCAGAAATCTATCCTTTGCCATCATATTTTCAAGGGTTAAATTATATTGAATCAGACATAAAGGTTTCAAGACATTTATTAGGGTTGGCAAATCAAAGTTTTACTGGAACTACATTAATAAATTTAAACAATGGCAATCCTTTAAATGAAGAACATAAAGGACAAGTTGAAAGGGATTTATTAAATAAATTTACTGGTGATTCAGGAAAGCGAGTTGTTATAATGTTTAATAATAGCAAAGATAATGCTGCTGAAATATTGCCATTAGGAACATCAACATTAACTAAAGAAGATTTTAATAATGTAAACAATTTGATTTCACAAGAAATAATGATTTGTCATCAAGTTGTATCACCTTCATTAATGGGTGTTAAAACTGAAGGTCAATTGGGTGGTAGGGGTGAAATAAGGGAAGCATACGAGATATTTAAAAATGTATATTGTGAAGAAAGAATCAATGAAATTGAAAGCATATTTACAAAATTTAGAAATTTAAAAGGTGAACAAGGTGAATTTAAGTTAATTCCTATTGAACCATTGAAGTTTGAATTTAGTGAAGCTATTATTGCACAGAATTTAACACAAAATGAGATCAGGGAATTAATGGGTAAAGAACCATTAAATGCAGGTCAAGTAACAAGTGATGGAGTTGTAGCAGTACAAAGTGAAGTACCTGCTAAAATGGAAACAAATGATGCTATAAAGAATTTATCAGGTAGGCAATATCAAAATGTAATGAGGATTGTAAGACAATTTTCAACTGGAAAGATAAACAAGCAACAAGCATCATTGATGTTAAAGAATGGTTTTGGTTTTACTGATGCAGACATAAATACTTTTTTAGGAATTGATGACAATCCATTAACTGAAAATGAAATACAGCAATTTTCAATGGATGAAGAAGAAAGATTGATAAATGAGTTTGCAAATTGTGGTGAAGATTCAAGCAAGTATGAGATTCAACAAAGAATAAGATTAGCAGATAGTTTTGCTGATGTTAGTGAAGATGAAGCAAAAGTGATTAAACTTTTAACTGATAATAAGAATCTTACAAATGAAGAAATTGCAAAGCAATTAGATTGGAAGGTTGACAAGGTTAATAATATCATTTCAGGGTTAATAGATGCCAATATTTTGCTTACAAAATTGGTTAAGGTAGGTAATGATACAATTATAGAAACAAAGGTTTTAAAGCCATTGAGTGAGTTAGGAATTAAAAGTGGGAAAGCAGTATTTATTAGATACACTTATGAATGGCGAGATATAGTTTCAAATAGAAATATAAATACATCAAGAAAGTTTTGTCAAAGAATGTATGAAATGTCAGCACATAAAGGCAAGGCAGGAAAGTATTGGTCAATGACTGACATTCAAAACATATCAATGAGATTGGGTTATGATGTATTGACAAGAGTAGGTGGATGGTGGACAATGCCAAATGGCGAACATTCAATTCAATGCAGACATGAATGGTTTCAAAACTTAGTAACTGAAAAATAATGAGTAAAAATATTTTATTTATATCTGCTGAATTGTTCAAGCAAAGAACTGGTGCATCAAATGCTATTGATGACAAACAGTTATTCCCAATGATTAAGGTTGCAAGTGATATGAACATTCAACCAACATTAGGTTCTACTTTATATAATAGATTATTGGCAGGAATTGATGCAGATAATTTAAATGTTTATGAAAGTGCATTAATAAATGATTATATAACTGATGCAGTTATTTGGTATACTATGTCAATGTTACCTATTGGAATGGGTTATCAATTATTCAGTAAAGGATTTCTACAAAAAACTGCTGAAGAAAGTAATGCACCAAGCAGAAGTGATTTAGAATTGATAGCTGCTAATTATCTTTCAATGGCAGAATTTTATAAGACAAGATTGATTAAATACTTGCAACAGAATTATATATTATTCTATGAATACTACAATAATTCAGGTGCATTAGATGTAATATTTCCTGAAAGAAAAGGATATACTTGCCCAATTTATTTAGGCAATGCAACATCACCAAATGTATTAGGATTAGTTTCAAGTTATGGTGGTGGAGTAGGAGTTTCACAAATGGCATATTATACAGCAACAGGTGGTGAAAGTAGTTTCAATGTAACTGCACTTTCATCAAGAACAACAATCATGGCAACAAGAAGTGGTTTGGTAAAGACAATTACAACAAGTCCAACATCTGATACTGGTTTCATACAAATCAATAATGCAACAATTACATTGCCAACTGGTGATGTAGCAGTAGCAGGTGAATTGTTTACATTCTTATATCAATAAATGAAAACTTACAAAAAAGAGTACATACAAAAAGTAAAAGAAAAATTCAATGACCTACAACCAAATCATAACAGAGTTGGAAACAATATTGGGAAATCACAAGATGTTAAAAAGTGTGATCCCAAACGAACCAGCCAATTGGTTATTCTGGACAAATCAACCTGAATTTCCAAATGCATCTTTTGATGTGCGAAATGGTTCATTAAATGCAGGTCGTGAGTTGCAATATAATCTAAGTATATGGTTTTTAGATAAAAGTGGAGTTGATAATGAATTTGAAAGGGATGTAACAAGTGATATGTTAGGAATAGCAAATGATTTTGTGAGCATATTAAGACAAGGATTTAAAACTTATTCTATTGATACAACAATCAGATGGGATAAAGTAGAAGAAAAATTTGAAGATTTTTTAACTGGAGTAACATTAAACTTTAATATAACAATAGCATCAGATTATGGTGCTTGTGATGTACCTACATTATGAGAAAACTAATAACTATTTTATTTGTCATTATTGGACAAGTCAGTTTTGGACAAGTGTATCAGATTATGCCACAATATGGTTATTCTGCACCAAGATTTAATACAGATTCTACATTGCAATTGCCAACATTTAATGGAGTACCTACATTAAAAAGCAATAAAACAAATAAAGGTGCAATAGCAATAGATTCTACAAATGGAAGATTCTATTTTTATAATCCTAAAACAAGTGCATGGTCACAAGTAACTGGTGGTTCATCAGTTGACACTACATCTTTGAGTAATAGAATCAACCTAAAGATTGATTCTTTAAAAAGATTTAATGATACTGTTTATAGTTATAAAAATGGAAGTAGAGCATTTGCTTTCAAAGATTCAGTAGGAACTAATCCAGCACCAGTAGGTTATTATGGAGCATTTCAAGATACTACATCACAAACTGCTGCATCTATTAATACTGCTTATCCTGTAAAATTCAACACAACTGATTTAACAAATGGTGTTAGTGTAGTTAATGATGGTAATAGCAATCCTACAAGAATTACATTAGCAAATACTGGAATATACAACATTCAATTTTCTTTGCAACTTGAAAAAACAGGTGGTAGTGGTAATATGATTGCAGATATTTGGATTAGAAAAAATGGTGTTGATATTCCTTCAACTACAGGCAAAGTGGTACTTACTGGCAGTGCAAATGCTTCCCCAGTTATAGCATCTTGGAATTATGTACTTAATTTAGTAGCTGGTGATTATGTCCAATTGATGTGGGCTACAAGCAATACAAACGTTGAAATAGTAGCTGCAGCAGCTACAGCTCCACATCCTGCTATACCATCTGCAATTTTAACTGTTACTCAGCAAAGTGGTATAATGGCAGGAACAGGCATTCAGGCAGCAGATACAACTGCAATGCTTATTCCATATATGAAAAAAAATGATTCAACTATTTATTATTCAAAATATAGAAGTGATACATCAAGAACAAACATTTATTCAGGCATAAATACAAAACTTGCTAAAAGTGATACATCAACAATTTCTGCAAGAATTGATTTAAAATTAAATATTTCTGATACATCAAATATGCTTTCTAAGTATTTAAGAAAAACTGATACTGCTACATTGAGCAATAGAATAAATTTAAAATTAAATATTGCAGATACAAGTACAATGTTAAATCCTTATTTAAGAAAAAGTGATACATCAACTTTGAGTACAAGAATTGATAGCAAACTTGCAATAACAGATACATCAGTATTTCAAAGAAAAAGTTTAGCATCTTATACATTCCAAGCAAATAATACAACTGCAACTGCAAATGCAACTGCTCAAGTATTTAAAGATACATCAGGAACTTATACTGGTACACCTACATGGTCAGGTGGAACTGCACCTACAACTTTAACCAATGCAGTATTTTCATATACTCAAATTGGTAAAGTAGTAACTTTGAGAATAACAATGATTTATACTAATCAGGGTTCAAGTAATACAAGAATAGCAATTCCTTTAATGGCAACTATGCCTACACCAGCAGCACCATCAGGATATACAAGTACATCAGATATATTTGGTTTTGGTGCAGGTTACTTTGGTAATGTAATCAATTCAATAGTAGCAAGTACAACTGGTTCATCAGTATGTTATATAAAAGGAACTGCAACTGGATATGAAGTTATTGTTGATAGAGGTACATCAGGTTCAGGAAAATATGTTTGGGCAACTATATCTTATTTTACAAATTAATTATTATGAAGCATATAAGACAAATAGATAGTGTAATATTAACACCATATACAATTGTTGTAACAGATGATTGGAATAAGCCATTAGAAGAACATCCATCTATAGTTGAACATCCTGAATTATTTGAGATTGCAGATTGTGTAATTCCTGAATTAAGACAATATTTAAATTATATAAGTGATGGTAACTAATATTCTACTAAGTTTTTTAATTGCTTTATTGTCATTCATGGGTAAAGCAATGTATGATAAGATTGAAAAGTTGATTGATGAAATCAGACAGATAATGATTGATTCAACAAGTGCAAAAAAAGATATTGAAACACTAAAACATAGTGTTAAAGACCATGAAATTAGATTAACAAACCTTGAAAAATAAATTTATGAAAAATTTAAAAACAACAATTATTGGTTTATTATTATCAGTTGTTATTGCAGTTGAACCAATTCTATCAGGTAGTGGTTACCATTTAGATGCACCAACTACATTAAAATTGATTGCAGCAGTATTAGTAGCATTAAAAGGATTTTATACAGAAGATGCAAAATAATATGAAATGCTATCTATTTTTATTTTGTGCTGCTCTATCATCTTGCTTTACCATGCAGAAGGCGAAGATGACAATAGACAAAATAGAGGATAAATATCCTGAATTATTAGCAAATAAATGTGCTGATAAGTTTCCAGTAGTTTACAAAATTGATACAATTAACTTTACAGATTTCATAAATTCAGTAGATAGTTTTTATGATTTTAAATTAGACACAATAACAAAGAATGATACTATATACAAAACTAAACTTAAAGAAAGTAAAAGTTTTATTAAGAAGATTATTTACAAATATCCACCAACCATTATCAAGATAGTTACTGATAGTGCAAAGGTTTTCAGTTATCAAGTAAAACTTGACAGGTCAATAAAAGAAAAAGAAAAGTATAAGAATCTTTATGATGTATGGTTTAAAATTGCCATTGCATTATTCATAATGTTGCTAATAAGCATTGCAATTAGATTTTATGGTTCCAAGTAAAAAAGGTATAGATTTAATCAAAAAATATGAAGGGTGCCAATTAAAGGCATATAAATGCCCAGCAGGATTATGGACAATAGGTTATGGCAATACATTCTATGAAGATGGAAGTAAGGTAATACCTGGTGATGTAATCACACAAGAAAGAGCAGAAAAACTTTTATTGAATTTATTACCTAAATTTGCTAATATTGTTAACAAAAAGATAAAGGTGGAAATTAATCAAAATCAATTTGATGCATTAGTTTCACATACATGGAATAGTGGTGGTTCAGATGGATTATTCAATTTAATTAATAAGAAGGCAACAGAAGCAGAAATAAGAAATTGGTTTGAAACTAAATATATAACTGCAAATGGTAAAGTGCTAAAAGGATTAGTTGATAGAAGAAAAACTGAATCAAATCTATATTATGAAAAAAATTGATCTTGTTAAGGATTACAGAACAAAACATCCTGAAATGCCTACTGCTAAATTAGCAAGGATAATCTACAATGAAAACAATTTATTATTCAATAGTGTTGAAAATGTTAGAACTGCATTAAGAACCATTGAAGGTAAGAATGGCATTCAAAAAAGGAATGAATTAAAAAATAAGTATTCAGAATTTTACAGAGAGAATAGACCATTTAATCCATACAACTTACCAAATTCAGATGAAACTATTTATCATCCTTTCATAATTAAAGGATATAAAAAAGTTGGAATCCTATCTGATATACATTTACCATATCATAATTTGGATGCTTTAACTGAAGCATTGACCTATTTAAAAGAAAATAAAGTTGATGCAGTTTTATTGAATGGCGATACTATTGACTGCCATCAGTTAAGTAATTTTCTTAAAGATCCAAAGAAAAGAGATTTTAAATATGAACTTGATTCATTAAAAAGATTTTTTGAAATACTTGATACTGTTTTAAAGTGCAAGATATTTTTTAAGATAGGTAACCATGAGGCAAGATATGAGCATTTTTTAATGCAGAAAGCAGGTGAATTAATTGGAGTTGAAGAATTTGAGTTTAGCAATATCATTAAAGCAAGGGAAAGAGGTATAGATGTAATTGCATCTAATCAATACATGAAGTTGAATGATTTGAATGGATTGCATGGACATGAGTATAAAGGTGGAATTTCAGCACCAGTAAACATTGCAAGGGGATTATATTTAAGAGGAAAGGTTTCAGCATTTCAGGGACACAATCATCAAACAAGTGAGCATACAGAATGCGATATGAATGGAAAGATTACAACAACATGGAGTTTAGGTTGTTTGTGTGAATTGAATCCTGCATATATGCCATTGAACAAACACAATCATGGATTTGGAATGGTTGAATTGGATGAAAATGGAAAGGATTATAAATTCCATAATAAAAGAATTTTTAAAGGAAAAATATTATAAAACATGAAAGAACAAATTAAAGCCATTTTAAGCCAATTACATCCAAGTGAAGCAATTACCTTACTTGAATCATTAGGTAAGGAATTAAGGAAGAAAAACAGCATTAGGATTAATAAAATTAATATCAACAAGATAGACATGGAAAGACCTGATTTATTACAACTAAAATCTAAGTAATGGAAAATGAAGAAGTAAAATTATTTATAGAAGAAGAACC